ATCCAGATCCATCCGGGCTGATTGCTGACAACTCGATAGCACCACTGCTCCGCGTATAGGTGGTGCTTCTGATCGTGCGGGGACTTCATGCCGTCCGTCACGATGCTGACAAACTGATTCCCCTTGTGGCTCCAGGCATACGCGCCCGATCGGTAGTAGACGATGCCATGCGGCCACAACAACGCCACCTCACCGAAGGACGGCGCAGCCGCATAGGTTGCTTCGCAAAACTCCCGGCAAAGGCAATCGTCATCGTCCATTCTGGAAACGACTTTGCGGCCCTCGGGCAGGTTGTAATTTTCGCCGTACAGTCGCCATTCGCTGCGCAGCACCTGAATGACGTAACAGCCCGTCCCCCGAATCAACTCCAGCCGTTCGGCTGCGTGCGGATCGTCCGGATGTTGGGTGAGATGGACCACGGGCTTTCTGGTTTGCGCAGCCAATGAAGGAACGCAGGTTGTCCGGGTGATTGCCAGACGCCTCCGCGATAGCTCGGGATCGGTGTAGACGCTTTGGATGATCAGGATGTGTGGTGTCATGTTGCTCACGGCCCTCACAACTCCACTTTCATTTTCGCCACCCAATCCGGGACAACACTGGACGGCTGCTGCATTGCGGCCTTTACCTGCGCGAACACCTCACGCGCGTGCTGGATGCGGTCCTCCTGTGACATTTCACGCCACGATCGGCTGCCGATTTGCCGATAGAATCCCTGCATGATTGCCACCTGCGCCTGTGCCGACCGATTCAGCGGCTGATGCACGCGGTCCCAACACTCTATGTTGCTGCGCAGTCCCAGCAGCACGAAATCCGCATGTTGCACCAATCTTGCCGCGGCCATCACCTGCGCTGTGCACCACACGCCAAATGGCTGTGATTCCTGCGCGAAAAAACACGCGCTCAATCGGTCAAACGCTGCGTGCAAATATGACTCGGCTAACGCTACGTTTGTTTCGTCCTCGATGTTCACCGTCGCCCCCTTTTTCAACTGCCACCAAAAAACCCCGGCAGACATTCTGCCGGGGTGTTGTATTCGCCTTCATTTGCACTTTGCACTCTGCAGCAGTTTGTGCAGGGTGGCGGTTCCAGCCAAATCGCTGTAACGGCCCATCAGTGCAATGTCGTTTTCCATGCCGCCCAAATCGCGAGTAATCAGAACGCAGCACTTGCAGCCGTGGTGAGTGTACAGGGTGGCGTCCTCGTAACGTCCGAAGGTGTATTCCTTCTTCACTTCACCGCCATGCGTCGGGCACTCTTCGCTGTAGCTTGCTGCCAGAATCTCAGTCACACCGCTGTTTGCTGTCGTTGTCGTCATCGTCGTTTCCCCTCGTTTGTCGTTTGTCGTTCACACTTGCCACACGTCAGATCATACTTTTATTTTCGGAAAGTGCAAGGGCAATTCTGAACTATTTTCCAAAAATAATTCCACCACGCAAAATCACTGGGCTTTTGCCTCAATCACCGCCCTGTGTGTATGCCGCGGTCGCCGTTTGACCTTCCGCGGCTGCGGTCTGCCGACCTTGCGGAAGGCTGGCGTGTAACCGCTGTCCGTTGTCTCGCTGGACGCCGGGTCCGGCAGAAGCCCGGCAAGAAACTGCCGCATCTCCGGAGTCCAGCATTGTTGCAAGTGGTTCAGGACATGACAACCTGCGGTCACTTTGGCCAGTTCCTCCACGGTGTGCCGTTGCTGAATGCGGGCAAAAAACCCCCGCGTGCCGTAGGGTCTGCCGCGATAGGAATTCCCGTAGAGCACTTCCCACAACAGCGTGTTGTTCTGCAGATCGAATTCCTCGAACAACGCCGCCAGCTTCGTCCGCGCGACGGTATGCGGCAGGTGTGTTGCGTAGTCGTGCTGCGGTCTGCCTTTGGCCCGCAGTGCTTCCATGGATTGCCACTTCCTGCGCTGCCATTGGTTCGAGTTGTCGCGCGTCCACGGGTACGCGCGCGGTGTGTCTAGGTCATCCCATGAAGTCGGCTGCAACAAATACACGTCATCCATCATCCAGACAAATTCCGGATCAATCTCGGGGTGCTGGCTCATCGTTTTCATTTTCGCCAGCATATCCCGAAAGCCCCTATTCGGACACGGCGCGATTCGGGGCTGGTCAATCACGTGGCCACGATACCACGGCGGACGATCGCCCACGATTGTTGTTTTCACTGGCCCGTCGAAAAAACGCTCCACACTCCGGACGCTCCAGCGTAGTTCGTCCCCACTGGCTCCGCCGTGCCAGTAGGGCCACACGAACTGCGTCGCGGATGTTCGGCGTTTGACCGTGCCGCAGGTGCCGCAGGACTTCGGGGCGGGGCGGTAGGGTTGAGACTCGCGAACGGATAGCCGAGATGTTGCCGTGAAAAAATCAGGAGCCTTCCTCAGCAGGCAGGACTCACACACAACCTCCGGAAATAAATGAGGTCCACTGATTCGTGGATTTGAGCATGACGCAATCGGCCCGCCATTGTCTGCCCGATACGCACAGCGCATTATGTGCTCCACGGTCTTACGGTGATCTGTTCGGGAAATGTTCCTCGATGAAATTGATAGGAGCGATTGTTGCCAGGCCCGATACCATACGATTCCCATCCGGGACCGTCCGGATTCTGTCGTTCGTAATTTCCAAACGCCGTAAGCCAATATAGCGGGATTTCATTCAGGCACGGATGCCGTCCGTATTGCAACGGCGATGCATAATCCACCGTGAGAAAATGCACCAGTGGCGGAATGAATGACGGGGTGCAGGTGCCATAGCCGTAAAACGTCAGGCGCAACAGCACTTGGTGCAATGGCTCCAACGTGATCGGCTCAAATGTTGTCTTGAACACCAGATCCGTCATTGGCCACGGTCCACACGGGAAAAATGTGCCCGGTGTGTTTGGATGAAAAAATCCTTGATAGACCTTTGTGCAATCGACTGGATCGCCGATCGCCGGCGGATTTCCTCCGCTTGCCAGACTGCTGCCATAGGTGCAGTTTGCTTGATTGCTGCCAGTGATTGGCAGTGATCCGTTCCAGTTTTCTGAACCGACGCGGTAGGGCTGTTGCAGCATTTCCACACAGCCCCAATCGCCGAACACTGTCGGCTGTTGCTGCTGCATGTTTCCGAGATTGACCTTGTATTCCGTCGCCCTGACACCACCAATGCACGCCAGACACTCCTGCCCGTAGTCTCCGGAATATTCTGTTGAGTTTGGAACGCCAGATTGTGACGGAAAAAAAATGGACGACTGCGACGGTTGCAATATGCTTCCACCCGCGCTGCTGACGCTGTCCTCCGCACACTGACACCCGCACCCAATCAGCATGTCACGGCCCTCCGGTGCCTGCACTCGCCGAAGGCCCGCCAGACGATGCAGACGAAGAACCAAACGACAACGACTCCGATTGCGGCCCGCAGTCTGCTGCGTATGGTTGCCACTCGCCATCAATGAATTCGATTTTCACATAGGTGTCCGCGTCAATCGAGATGTTTTCGAAACGGTTCACGACGGTAACGGTTTCGTCACTCAGTTCCAAATCGCCGCCGGCTGTTAGATCCAGCAACCGCGCGGGTGCTGTGCTGGGATCTGTCAGCGTGTCCACAGCCGCCAATAAATCGGCCTCCAGAATTGCCTGCCGTCGCTGCGTTCGAACGACTCCGGGAACCAGATTTGTGGGCAGTTCGTTCTTCCAATACGCAAACCATTCCCGCGTCAGTTTTTTTAACTGCCGGATTGCCTCTGCGCTCAGTTGGTAGCCTTGCGTGCTCATGTCAACGGCAGACTCGAAAAGGCTTGCGTTTTGTAAACGTTGTAGGTCAGGTAAACGGCGTTTGCTGTGGCTGGATTTGCCAACTGTTTGCCAGTGCCGTCCAGAAGCACTGGTGATGTTGGCAATTGACCGCGAACCAAAATCGGTTTGCGTTTGGTTGTGTCGGCTGCGTCTTTTTCGTTGTACCCCTGATCTAAAATCTTATACGCCCAGCCCTCACGCCGCAGGGCAATCACAAACGTGACCGCCCGGAATGTGGTCCCGTTGCGGATTTCGACCGGCCCAACGCTCACGCGCTGCATCTTTGCCTCGCCTATTGCGATGCTGCGTCCGTCGATTGTGAACGTGTCCGAATTCACCGCGTCCTGATAACTGAGAATCCACGTCGGAACGACCGCAAGGTTTTTTGTGATGGTCACAACTCGCCGCGAATCGTCCATCTGCTCAGGTGGCAAAAATGGATCACCCGCACTGTTCACGATGCCCTTGCCGTCCTTGTCCTGTGTGGCAGGCTTCGTGAACTGTTCCGTGTCCCATGTGATGTACGTGGGATCGGATGTTGGGACCGTGTTGATTGCCCGTTCTGTTGAATATGTCGCTGTCACGTCCCAAATACGCCAGCCACGCACACATTGCACGTCCAGATCGGTGCAGTATGCGTTGCCGTCGCTGGGAAAGGTGTTGCCGATCACCGGCAAGCTACCGTTGCTGCCAACCGTGAATGCGTTGTCCGTTTGGCTGGACGTTGTCAGCCGAAACACACGCGTGTAAGTCCTCACGCCGCGGCTGTTCGTCGCCCGTCTGCCTTCCGCCAATTCGCCCACGTATGTGACCGCCATGTTTTCTCAGTCCAGCAGATTGCCCACAACTTTGTTCACAAATCCGTTCTTCACCGCTTGGAATATGTTTTCCAGTGGTTGCAACAGTTTGTCAGTCTGTTCCTCAGTCGCTTCCACCACCGGGTCTTGCGTCTGTTCAATCGCCGCACGGATTGCGTCAAAGGCTGACGCGCTGCCTTGTTGAACAGCCCCGGCAAACTTCGCCATCGGTCCGCCCTGTTTGGTCGCTTCCTTGCCGCCGAACAACTGTGCCGCCATGACGTTCGCCTGCAGCAGCTTGCCGCCCAGCCACGTATTGACCGCCGACACAATCGGCTCTGCTGTGCCTTTGGCGTTCTCGATGAATTTGCCCAACGCCTTGCCCAGATCCGGCGGTGCTGCGTTTGCAATCTGATCCTCGACGGCCTTCAGCACGTCCGGCTTTTTGCCCGCACCCGCTGCGCCCTCCAGTTGCTTCAGCAGCCCGGCCAGACGTGCCTGCGCTTCGTCGAGTGCAGGACTTCCGCGTGGCCTGCCCTGCGCGTTGATTCCTGCGCCCAGTGCGTTGCCGATCATTTTCAGTGGATTTGTCAAATCCAGTGCTTGTTGCGCCGCGGCTGCGGTGCTGCTGATCAGTCGGCCCATCAGCTTTGGCCACTGCTCCTCCAGATACGCCATGCCCACGTCGATTGCCGCCACCAACACGTCCGCCAGAAACTTTGCTTTCTCCGGCATTGCCGAAAACGCCTGCAGGATCTGATTCGCCTTTGTGGCCATTGCCGTCAGATGTGGCAGAACCATTTCGCCCAGCATTCGCCCCAGCGTCTGCACACCTTCGATCAATGAATTCCACTGACCTGTGAACGTCGCGTTCGCCTTCTCCAACGCTCCGTAAAACTTGCCGCCTTCTGCAGTCGCGGAAATCAACGCCTTCTGCACCATGCCGAAACTAATTTGTCCGGCCTCACGCATCGCCATCAATTCCGCGGTGTTTTTGCCTGTGGTTTTCGCCAACAGTTCAAACAGGTTGATTCCGTTTTCGGCAAACTGATTTTGCTCCTGCGCCATCAATTTGCCTTTGGCCTGAACGTCCGTGTAAGCCTTGGCAAGAAACCCCAGCTTCTCGGAATTGCCCATCGCCAGATCGCCCAGCAACTGCATCGTGGGGATGATGTCGGTTTCGCCGACACCCTTCGCCAGCAGCATCGTTGCGGCTTCGCCTGCGGACTGCACACTGAACGAAGTCCGCGCCGCAAACTTCTCCAGTTCGCTAAACAGTTTTGCGCCCTTGTCCACGTCCATCAGCAACGTTGAAAACGCGGCCCGCGCAACTTCCGCCTCCGCAGCCAGGTTAACCACGCCCAACGCCATGCCTTTGACCTGCTGAACAGCCCCCGAAAATAGGCTGCTCAACTGCATTCCTGTGAAGGTCTGCAACACGCCATTGGCAAACGATTTCGCCTGCCCCAGTGCAGCATCCAGCCCCTGTTTTAGGGGTCTGGTATTCGCACCAATATTGACCGCCAACGTCCCGAGACTAGCCACGGCGTCGTGCTCCTATTGCCTGCAGTGCCATTGCTGCAACGTCGTGGCTGGCAGGTTTCGATTCCTGCTGCTCACCACGCCACCACATTACGCTGTTTGGTGTCACGTCTCGACCTCCCAGTGCTCCGGCAACCATCGCTGCAAAGATCCCTAACGCCTCATGCGTGCCTCTGTGGCCAATCGGGTCAATTGCGTCCTTCGCCTGCCATTCCTGCCATTGCTGCGGTGTCATGTGATCCAGCATTGCGTCAACGTCCAGCCAGCCCATGACTTCGGCAAGCCGATACGCCGTCAACCTCACTGGATCACGTTTCAGTTTTTTGCTGTGGTCTCGATGTCCGCAGCCGTGAATCCTGACAACCGCTGTGCAGCATTCACGATTCGCTCAACCACGTCTGCCCGCTGTTGTCCGATTGCCTGCACGTCCGCTGCGGTGAACAACGGAACGCCGTCATCGGATTTGCAACAGGCAACCACCAGCCGCTCACGGATCTCCAGAACACGCGCGGCCACTGGTCCGGATTTGCCCTGCATGGATTGCTCGAACCGTGTCCGCTCCAGTGCCGTCATGCCCCACACCGGAATCACCACGCCCTCACCGAATTCCGGAACCGGAACGTCCTCCCGTGGGACTGGTAACGGTGTCCGAAATGCTGCCGGGTCAATCACTGTCCGCATCGTCATCCCCCTCAGAATCGTCATCTGTCTCCGGCTGATGCAACTTAAACTGCGCTCGCACCGCCGCGTCAATTTGCGCCTGCGTCATCGCAGCCGCCTTCCTGCATTCGTCATCCAATGGGACCGCTTCGCCATTGCACACAAGCGCAACGCAATTCGTCTCTGGATGTTCCTCTTGATCAATCACCGTTCCCACCGGAACAAACCGCCGACTGTCGGACTCGACAATCAGCGGGCTTTGCCACGACTCGACGGCGCCCAGATCTCGCGTTGTTCTGCACTTCATCCGATCACCTCATCAGGCTGGGAATACTGGACAGCCAGAACACTTCAGCGTCACCGAAGATCGCAGCCCGTCGGTTGCGTCACCAGTCACGTCAAACCCGATGCCAGTGGAAACGAAGGTCAGTTCTGTGCTGGACGTGTTCGCAAACTTCACCTTCCAGTTCACGGGGTTTGCGAGTCCGTTCGTGGTCATGTGCGCGGCTGTGACAAGTGCCGTGATATTCTTGTGCCCGGTCAATGCCGGATCATACAACAGATCGAACGTCACGCTTCCGCCTTCCACGTATCCTGTCGGGTCGTATTCAATGCCGGCTGTGCCATCCAGCGTCCGGCTTTCATACGTCTCCGTTTCTGCTCCACTGATGCTGAATCCTGTGACCTGCGCCACCGCCGTGTAGGTGGTGCCGCTGGCCTGTTCAATCACCGTGCCTTTAACCTTCAGCTTTGCCATTTCTCACTTCTCCTATGGATTGAAAATGATGTCGTAGTCCAACGTTATCGCAAACACCCCGTTATCGCTGCCGTCCGTTGCAGGCTCATAGTCGTGGCTTTCGGAATTGAAGATCGTGGCCCCAACCGTGAAACTTCCTGCTGCTCCGCTGTAGTCCGTCAATCGTGCCTTGACAGCGTTTGCGAGTGACTCGGCTTCCGGGAATGTTCGGCCTTTGCAATCCACGTCAATCACGATGCTCCGGAGTGTGCTCGTGGTTGCGTCCAGACTCAGGAATTCCTCGCTGTTGAGTTGCGTGAGCACGACATACGGCAACGCTGCTTTTTGCGGTGCTTTGTTGACGTAACACCGACTGCCAATCAATGTGCTGACGGCTGCGGTGTTGATCAACAGATTCAGGATTCCGGTTATCACTTGTGTCGGTTCCCCTCAATTGTGATGCCCTCGGAAACGTACACGCGGATGATTTCGCGAATGTTTCCGCTGTACCCGGACAGCGTCACCATAATTGGACGTGCCTGTGCCGGCATACGTCCGCGGTTTGCCTTTTTGCCTCCGGTGTCCAGTCGCACCGATTTGCCTTTCCACCCACCGCGGCCACGTTTTCCACCAACACGCCCTCGTTTGGTGCCTGTCATACGGTTCTGAGTGCCAGAAAACCACCAGTGCACGTTTGCCTTGTCGATCCCAACGCCTGCCCGCTTGCTGTCCTTGCGAGACTTCTGAGTGGTTGCAATCTTCTCACGCAACTGCGATGCCTTCGCCTGCTGTTTGTCTGTCAGTCGCTTCCTTCGCAGAATGTTCGGCCCAACACCTGCCCCCACTTTGACAGCCCGCCCGCCCGCGTTGTACTTGCGTTTCACGTGCCGCCAGGCGATTGCTTTCCTGACGGACTTGTACCGCGTCGGGATCTCCGATTTGACCTTGTCCCGCCCGAACTTTCCGACCGCTGCCAGTGTCTTTGTGGCAACCTTGCCCTCAACGGTTGCCAGCATTCGCTGCGCGGCCTTCTGCACCGCCACCATGTCCACGTGCGCGGCCAGCAGTTGCCCATGTCCACTCAACCCAGATGCGAACTTGGAAAACATCAGGTTGTCCTCCGTCGCGTCTGGATTTCGATGGTTTCGTTCGCCAGATCCACATTGATCACGCTCACGATTTCGTAGATATGCCCGTTTGTTGCGATTCGCATGTCCGGCGTTGCGTTCTCCAGCGTCTTTGACCACGGGCAATTGAACACGAAATCAACATCGGATTGGACCTGCGAAACACGCCAGAACTCCCGACCGCCACGACTCCGCACCGATGCCCACGCCGTGCAATAGGTGCTCCAATTGGAGTCCGTGTTGCCGTTGACGTGTCCAGCCGCGTCCGCAGTCCCGGCCAATCGCTGAACCGTGATGCGGGTAGTGTAGTGTCTGTGGCTCTTTGCGTCGCACTTCATTGCATCACCGAATGATACGCCGTCCACTGCAACGAACTGATCAGCCGTCGATACGTCTCCGTGTTGCCCTCGCAGCCGTCCCACATGGCCCGGCAGTATTCCACGATTGCCAGCTTTGCCGCACGCGGTACGCTTGCCGCTGTGTTGCCGTAGCCTGCCACCATTGTCACTTCAACCTTGTTCGGTCGATACAGACTCGTGTTTGGCCACTGCTTTGACTGCTTCAGCCGAATCTCTGGCGGTGTGCTGGTCAGGTTTGCGTAGTAATCGGATGCGGAGAACGTCTGCAAAACGTCGTCCCGGTCGTAGTATTTGAGGTGCGTGATGGACTGGATCGGTGCCAGCCGAATCTGCACCGGCCCCAGCAGGCTGGAAAAATCCTCCTGGTACATGACTACGGTTTGCGTGATCAGTTTGCGGTACGTGTCCGCCTCAACCTGCAAACGTGCTGCCTTCAGCATGTCGTTGATTTCGTCGTCGAAATCGCAGCCCGAAATCCGCAGCCGTGTTTTCAGTTCTTCCAGCGTGATCGGCTCGATTGACGGCCCGCTGGTTGTGGTGAATGTTGGGCTGGCTGGCTGCATTTTTCCGGCTCCTGTTTGCTGCACTCAATTCCGAATCCCTGCCTCACCAACTCCAACTCAATCCCACGCCCCGGTGCCACGATCGCGCCAACCGGGAACGCCCTCCACTGCCTCAATAACGTGATCATTGCAACCCGTTCTCCTTCCGCCATTCGTGCACATACTGGTGTTTCGGCTGCATGTCCTTGTCGTACACAACGCACATTTCTTCAAGGTGTCCGATGCTGCAACTGGGGGCAACATAGATGGTATTTCCCGCTTCACGCCACACATGCCAGAAATAGATATCATCGTCTAACCTGTCGTCGTCCCAATCGCCGGTTTTGCCTGGTACGCTCCGAAACCACGGCTTCGGCAACGTCTTAAATTTGTCCACTCTGAACAACGTCAGCCCGAAGTGTGCCGTCGTCACCTTCAACGGTCTGCCGTCAATTCTGATTTCGTCGCCTGTCTGGTGATTGCCCGTCGTCAGCAGCGGAAACAACGCCCCGCGTCTGCATTGCAACGCGGCCAGTGCGTCCGCCTCTGGCGTTTGTGCAAATATGTCCATGATGTGCCGCACGTGCTCGGCTGTAAACAGGCTGTCGCTGTCAATGCTTAGAATCCAATCAACCCCGCGGTCAATCGCATCCTGGAACATCCGCTGCATACACTGGCCCCAGAACACACCCTGCGAACAGTGCAGGTTGATTCCCAGCGGCTTCAGTGCTCCGTCAATGATGTTTCTCGCCGCCACAGCCTCATATCGGGGATGCGTGCAATACGCTGCAACCTTCACGGTTGCCGTTCTCCTGACTGGTGCTGTTTGCGGCTTTGTTCCGACTCTGTTCAGGCTGACCGGATGGCTGCTACAGTCACCTGCAGTCCCCTGCCATTCGCTCACCTGTTCAAATCCCACGTCCTCCAACAATGCCTCCAGCCGTTCCACGTCGTACGCGCTGCGGTGCATGTCGTGCTGATCCGTCTGCCCGCCCATGACATAGAACAGCCGCTTTCCGTCGGTCGCTGCCAGTGCCTTATCAATGTCTGGCACTGCAACCCACAGTTTGCCGCCCGGCCTCAATGCCCGGAACCAGTCCCGCAATGCTGCAGTTGCATCCTTGAATGATAGGTGCTCCAGAACGTGCGA